TTTAATGTGGCCTGTAACATGTCAATTTGTCTACGACAATCTTCAAGTGCATGGTGGCTGGTAGCTGGTTTGGGCAATCCAGGCCATAGGCTGTAGATTGTTCTGGCATCACGCACATTGTAAAATTGCCAAGGTAAACTTTTACCATAACTTTTGAAGGCATGTTCTAGTATGTTCATGTCATAGGTTGGGCCATTGGCCCAGATGAACTTGTGTTGCCAGGCCAGTTTGTAAAGGCTGTCTAACGCCACATTCAAATCCACACGCCCAGATTCTGCAAAGGCCTCATCTCGTGCGGCTGCAGGTTGCGTGGCCCACCAGGCCACAGTGGCGTCATCAATTGCACGATTTTCCTGACTTTCCAGTGTAATTCTAGCATAGTAACAACGATCGTAATATCCAGACCCAAACGGATCAAATGATTGTGCCGCAATGGTCAGTATTGTGGCATCCGGTCCGGTGGCTAATCCTTCAATATCAATCATTAGAGATGTGCTCATGCTGATATTATAGCACAAAAATCAACTCAAGTCTAATGATCGTTAACCAATTACCCAGTAAAGTGGCTGCGAGCCGTCTACATAATTTTTGAGATTTTCAATTAGCACATCCATTTGGCCTTGTGCTTCTGATTTCATGGCAGTGCCATTTAGGGTGCCACCACCTTGTGGTCCTGCAATTTGCCCAAATTTTTCACGAGCTTCACCAATGATCATTTTGCAGTTGGCTACCATGTAGTCTCGAATCCATTGCACTATTTGAAAATCGCTGAGCAAATTAAATTCAGGTTTGAGATTGTAACACCATACCAGCACATTCTCACCTGTGCCTTTGGGGTCACGGATCAATTGCAGTTTCTTTGTCACGGGATTCCATGTGTAGTTCATGTAGGCACCAAACATACGTCCGGCCAATTCCACATACTGACTGTAGAAATCGTAAGTGGCAAGGCCGCCTGCTACATTGAAATTCATCAGGTACACATTCATGGACGCTTGACTAAACGGATCAAAGTTACTGGCAAACGGGCCTGTGCTATCGCCAAAAGTTCTGCGATAAATTTGTCTCACAGATTGCACTTCTTGAGGTAACGTGTATATGTTGACATTGGTCACCAATTCCATGAAGATGTAACTTTCTTCATAGGCATTTTGTGCTCGCTGACGATACACCCCTATGGTACGTTGATATGCTGACTCAAGATGTGCTGCATCCAGTTCAATATCAATGATGCCTTCACCCAGTTGCAGGCGCACATAATCAAAAAGATTCTGTTTCAATGTGTCTAAGCTGGATTGATTTTCTATCATAGTGGTTGGCCAATGTAGACGTATTTAGCTGACTTTGAGCCTTTGCGCTCAGGTGCTATGATTTCAGCATCGTACTCAGTGGGGCAAAATTTGCACTGTGCTATGGGATTATTGATGTTGGCAAAGAATTCATCATGATAAGTTTCAAAATTGTCCACACTCAACGCTTGATACGAATTCAGTAATTCTCGGTCCGCATCACTAATATCAAAATTGTGTTGTTGATCAAACTCTGGCATCAGTGCCACAGGACCACATTTGTACAATTTTCCGCGGATGAAATGATAGCTTTTCCATTTTACAAAAGCACAGTTTTGATGTGCTAGATCAATATCATTGTTGTGCAACACAAATCGTTGTTGGTCATTTTGACGTATGGCAGCGTTGCCAAAGTTGTTACTGATGTACACATTGACCATGATGCCATTGCTGTCTATAAAATACCAGTCTGAGTTCCAAATATTTAGAGCATGACCTTGGGGATAAACTTTGACTGGTGCTTGCAAGAAGTCAAGTATGTCATCTTTCATAAACTCGTCAAAGTCTTTTACATTGTGTAAACTGATTCCAATGTGGTTGCGAGCACCAGTTTTAGCGGACTGGTACAGCATGCTTTGATAAAGATTTTTGTTTTGCCGGAATCGAGTACCATTGGTCAACACTTGTACTTCAATTCCAAAGATACGATTTAAGCCTTCCACCCAGTCTTTCAAGGTGGGGTTTAAAAAGGGCTCGCCGCCCATGATGGTTATGGCACGTAAATCAACCAAGTGACCCCAGGCTTCGTAAGTTGCCTGATAGTCACTCCAGCGTTGCCACCCTGTAAAATTGTAATTGTTGAATCTGTTGCATCGATTACAGGTAAAATTACAGACGTTGGTGATATAAAAATCTACTTTGTTGGGGATGGATCGCATCCCCATATTTAGTGACCGTATTACCAGGCTTTAAGGATCATCAAGTTTTCAGTACCACGTCCGTTAAACGGGGTTTCTGTGGTGGTCAGGTCCTTGTAGATCTTACGTGCTGCCGGCTTGCCTGCCGCTTGCACAGACTTGACAACATCTGCTGGCTTGCGCACAGTTTTTTGCATGGTCTCAATGGTGCTAAAACCAATGATGCTGTTGCTTTTTACAGTGAATGCCTGCGTGTGACTGTCAGCAACAAGGTGGATCAGCTTGCGCTTTTTAGTGTCATACAACCATGCTTCGGCTTTGTCCACAAGGCTTGCGGCTGGCAAGCCTTTGAGTTTGAGTTCAGCAAAGTCCATAAGCACTTTGAATTTTGCGGCCCGCTTCTCAGGTGGCACCGACTTGACTTTGCGTGGCTTGCGTTCCACTTTCTTGATCTGTACATAAGCACCACAGTCATTGATAACCGCTTCACAGAACTTCACAAGGTTGCGCATTTGAATCTTGCTCAAGTAACTGTACCCCTCAACCAACTGTGCATCCTTGCCTTCGATCACAGTTTCAAACTCCGCCAGTTTGTGTTTCCAAATGTCAGCAATGTTGGAGATCATTTGCGGTGCTACATTCAGCCCACGAATAACTGTGATAGGCTTGTAGTCCGCACTCATCTTGGCACCGTTGACCACAAACTCATCAAACATACCGTCTAGTTCGCCGGCGCATTCTGACACTTTTTCACGCAACCGGTCTTGAATATTGGGTTTGGCTACAACAGCCACTTCTTCCACTACTGCCACTTCAGGCTCTCGTGCTTTTAAAATTTCCTGGATGTAGTTTTCCAGTCTTATGTGTTCTGAGTCTGTGAGTTCCAGTCCCATCATGCTCATGCGGCACAGCCATGCTGTGGTCAAACGAACTGCTGAGTCTGGCACTCCTTTGAGGGCTCGCACATCTGCTTTGCGTCCGTTGCTTTCCAAATATGTTACTAACATTTCTCGAGCATCTTTTTTGCCGTAGAAATAATTGTACCAGGAGAATGCCGCACTGAGCTGGCTGATTCGATTGTCAGTGGGTTGCACTGACCACGTAGGTTCCAGCCCTGTGTACTTGGTGTCAGGACTGCGGGGGTTCAGTGTCTTTAATGTAGTTCTTGTGGCGTTCATTGGGGCTCCTGTGAATTTATATGTAATTATAGCACCTTGGGAATTTTTGGTCAAGTACTACTAGAGTATTACTTTTTGAACTGTTCAAAAAAGCGAGTGTTGATCATGTCCATCTCGTCTTGTTCTACGTAGAAGTCGGTAGTAGGATCGTAGTACTGGCCTTGTTTGTTGTCATAATACAACACTCTGCCTGAAAAGTTGAACGGGCCTTCCAGTCCCTTGCGAGGGCCATATTTGTCACGCATGATGTCTATAGTGTCAACTACACGATATCCCATTGCAGGCTCCTTTTTGCTTTGTATGTCCGTATTATAGCATTTTGGGAATTATTGGTCAACCGCTGGTGCTGTCTGCCGCTAAATACTCGACCATGCCAAGATTAAGTTTATACCGCCCCAATAGAACCTACGATTATCAGTTTCTTGACCGCACCATTAAAGAAATGTACACTGTGGGCGGGCTGGACATCTACTGTCACAAGTATCTTGGGCCCATAGTAGATCCAGAACAAAACAACAATCCTGGAGATGCTACCCTACCAAATTACGGCAGTACCAATCCGCTGTTTATTGAAGATTTGTTGTTGCTGGAAAATCGCGACAGAGCCTATGCCCCAGACGTGTTTGTCATGCGCGGTGTTTATCAAACACAAGACATAGACTTTGACCTCACACAATTTGGCTTGTTTTTAAACAATGACACACTGTTTATTACATTTCATTACAACAACATGATTGACACATTTGGTCGCAAACTCATGAGTGGTGATGTAATCGAAGTGCCCAATCTTAGAGACTACAATCCCTTGGATACTTCAATTCCCAAATCATTGCCCAAGTATTATGTCATACAAGATGCTGCCTTTGCGTCTGAGGGATTCTCTGTCACATGGTTGCCGCACCTGTGGCGAGTCAAAGCCACGCCCATGGTCAACGCCCAGGAATACCAACAAATCATCAATCAACCATTCATGCCCGAGAATATCTGGGATAATGGAAATTTCTACCCCGGTGGTGAAGTGGTCAACAACGGTGGTGAATATTACACTGCCAAGAAAAATGTGCCGCCGGGTACGGATATCACAGACACTGAATATTGGGAGCCCACGACTCCTACCACAGTGGGCGACAAACAAAGTACCAGACCCAAAGACTTGCAAATCAATGATGCATTGTTGATACAGGCACAAGCTGATGTACCACTGTCAGGCTATGACGTTACAAAATTTTATATATTGCCAACACAAAATGATCAGCCATCCAGTGCAGGACTCACAGCAGATCAGACTGATCCCACTGTGGATGGCACACAAGGTGGTGACGGTGTAACTCCCAAAGGATTTGGATACACCCTGGGCTACATCACTGGCAACGGTCAGGCTCCCAATGGATTGCCGGTCACGCCCGGAGTGAGCTTCCCACACAATCCTGTCAGTGGTGACTATGCACTGCGATTGGATTATTTTCCCAATCGACTGTTTCGATTCAATGGCCGTACCTGGGTCAAAATTGAAGACAATGTGAGAACTGATTTGGATCTGGCAGAAAATGCACTCACCAGCCGTGCCAGCTTTGTGAACAATACATACACTGTGCCTACAACAGACATGGGCAACATACCAAGTCGTCAGAGCTTGAGTGAAATCCTTAAACCACTGGCAGACAATGGTGACCAAGGTGGTAATTTACCTCCCAATCCAAGACCACCAGGACGATAAACAATGGCACAATTTTTTTATGACGGTCAGATAAGACGTTTCTTGTTGCAGTTTGCTAGAATTTTCAGCAACTTTGATGTGGAGTACGGACGCAATCAAAGTGGAAAAAATGACACCCTGGTGCGTGTGCCTGTGCGTTATGGTGACAGCAGTAGACAAGCACAAACCATTATACAAAACAACTCGGCCAACGACATGCCATCCACACCACTGATGACTTTTTATGTCAGCGGTTTGGACTATGATCGTCCCAGAATGCAAGAACCGTATTTTGTCAGCAACATTCAAGTGCGACAAAGAACCTATGATTCAAATACAGACAGTTACGAAACCACACAAGGCAATGCATTTACTATTGAAAGATTGATGCCTGTTCCTTACAAGCTCACAATCAAGCTAGAAATTTGGACATCAAACACCAATCAAAAAATGCAACTGCTGGAACAGATACTGGTGTTGTTCAATCCCAGTTTGGAAATACAAAGCACCGACAACTACATTGACTGGACCAGTTTGACCATATGCGAATTGGTCAGCACACAGTGGAGTAGCAAAACCATTCCTGTGGGCACAGAAGATCCCATTGATGTGGCCACACTCACATTCAATGTTCCA